ACGTATCTTATGAGTCTACTGGTAAGCAGCGCAAGCAAATGCTTAAGGCTGTTAAAAAAGCAAATGGGACTCAATACTTACCAATGAAATAAGTCATGAAGTTCAGACAAAATTGGAAAGATGCCCGCAAGCAGTGGGACAAAGTAATGATAAGAGTTAGAATATCTGCAATAGATATCTTAAATGTTGAGATTGATATATCCAGAAACTTCTACCTTGTCACAATATTAAACTTCACATTTAAAAATAGATAAGATGAAAACAACCGGACTAAAAGGAGTTACTGATGCTATGGGGCATTGTAAGTCAATGTATGGTGCAGGAGGTTCTGCTGGTACAAACCAAATGATCCGCTCCATGAAAAGCTATGCTGTAGGTGGTTCCACTGATGACTCATGTATGGAAGAGTACATGGGTGCTGATGGTAAAAGAAGAAGAAGAAGAAAAAGTGTTAAAAAAGCAGGAGCTGCTGTTTTAGCTGGTGGAGCTGCAATGATTGCTAACAAAAAGTATGGTCTTGTAGACAAGGCTAAGCAAGCTTTAGGCATGAAGAAAGGTGGTACTGTAAAAAGAACCATGAAGAAGAAATAAGACTACTAAACATATAGAGATCCAGGTACTTACTGTGCCTGGATTTTTTATTTAAACAATATACATTTAAACTTATTTTGTATATTTGTTGTAAACCAATAACTTAACCAACATGGAAAACCAACAAAGCCAGGAGAATCTGGATGCTTTAACAGCAGAACAATTGCAAGCTAGAAAAGAAGAGACCAAGAAATTCTTTGAAGAAGCAATTCCTTTCTTACAAGCCCAGCATACATATGAGAAACTACTTGCAGAGATTGCAGAGTATAAACTCAAAAGACTTGAGTTTGATCATCAGCATGCTGTTGCTATGTATCATATCCAAAATCCACAGGAATTAGAAGAAGATAGGGAAGAAGAAGGACTTAGCCTAGAAGGAAGAGTTAATCCAGAAACCCAAAAAAGAAAGCTTAAAAAGAACTAGTCATGGCACTTGTTAACCAAGTACAGAAGAGGGTAAGAATGCCCAAATGGGATGTTGTAAAATTTCAGATAATGACTCATTGTTATATTAATAAGATAGCAATGAGTGAGTCTGATTTGAATTGCCTCACTTTACTTAGTTTTAATGAGCCGCTTGAACTTACTCATTTTTGTTATGATGCTTCTTCTGAAGAGGACTGGATATTCAAGTCTCCTCAAACAGTAAGGAACTGTATTAATAAAGCTGAGAAGAATGGATTAGTAACAAAGGATGATGACAACAAGAAGCTAATTAGGTTGAATCCAGAATTAAAAATTCAGACACAAGGTACTATACTACTAGACTATAAATTTTTAGGCAATGATACCCAAGAAAGCCAATAAACTTTATATAGAGGTAGCAGAAGATTTAGATGTATCTGAAGCACTTGTTGAAGCATTCATTGAAGCATATTACAAAGAAGTAAGAGAGTGCCTCATTGAACTAAAATATCCAAGAATCAACATGGATGGTTTAGGACACTTTGTTGCAAAGAAAGGATTGGTTAAGATTAATATACCTAAGATACAGAAGGTACTAGAGAATCATGATGTATCTACCTTTAAGGCATATTATAGAAAGAAAGGACTAGAAGTAAAACTTGACCAATTAATTCTACTGCAACAAAAGATAATGGAAGAAGAAACTAGAAAAGAAATTTTTAAAAAGAACAAAGATGAGAGCAGTACTCAAGACAATCTGGGAGAATAGAAAAGGAATCCTAGAGGGTATTAAAAACTCTGTAATCAGAGATGAGTTTGTAGAAGACATTGCCAGAATGAGAAATGATGTCTGTGATGGATGTGAACACCTGGATACAAGCGGAAAGCAGTGTGCTGTAAAAGGCACTCAACCTTGTTGTGCAGAATGCGGATGTTCATTAGCATTTAAAACCAGATCACTTTCTTCTGAATGCCCTAAAGGTAAATGGGATGCAATTGCTACAGAAGAAGAAGAAGATAAACTTGATGAACTATGAGCATAGTATTTAACGCAGAAGACCACAGTTACAAAAGTATTGATGGTGCTGAAGGAATTAATTGGACAAGTGTAACTACACTTATCTCAAGTTTAAAGAAACCTTTTGATGCAAAAGCTGTAGCTGCTAGAGTTTCAAAGAACAAAAGATCTAAATGGTTTGGGATAGAGCCCAAGACTATTGAGCAGATCTGGAAGAATGAAGCTGACAGAGCAGTAGGTTTAGGTACTTACTACCACAATCAAAGAGAAGCTGACTTATGTTCTTTAGCTTCTATTGAAAGAGAAGGTATTACAGTACCTGTGATTTCTCCATCAGGAGAACATAACGGTATTAGACATGCTCCTTCACAGAAGTTAGATCCGGGAGTATATCCAGAACACATGGTCTATCTTAAGTCTACAGGTATTTGTGGACAATCAGATTTAGTAGAAGTAGTAAATGGTAAAGTAAACATCATTGACTATAAGACTAACAAAGAGATTAAGACAGAATCATTTACTAATTGGGAGGGTGCATCAGAAAAAATGCTTGATCCTGTTTCTCATTTGGATGACTGTAACTTCAACCACTATGCTTTACAGCTCAGTATTTATATGTATATTATACTTAAGCACAACCCTAAGTTAAAGCCAGGAAGAATTTTTATACACCATATTGTATTTGAACAAGAAGGAGAAGACCAATATGGGTATCCAATTTCTGCAAAAGACTCTGATGGTAACCCAATAGTAAAAGAAGTAATACCTATGGTGGTACCTTATCTTATAGATGAAGTTATCTCCATACTACATTATATCAAAGACCATCCAGTAAAAAAGAAATAATATGATAGCAAGATTATTTGATGTTCAGAATGGAGTAGTAGTTCCCACAGAGCATTGCTACACGCTCAAGGCTTTGAAAGATGTTATGGATAACTATCCAGAAGATTACTTAAAAATCTACCTGTATCTTTTTTACATGACTTGCCCTAATCCAGATATGAACCCTTTCTTTAATGTGCCTGACATAGACAAGGAAGATATAATTCTAAAGGAAATACAAGCAGAGTTTTCTCCAGAAGATGATGATGTTTTTGTAGCCTTAGAATTCTGTAAAAGAATGTATGAGACCCCTACATCTAGGGCATACAAAGGAATGTCATCCATGTTAGATAGATTAGCTAGATACATGGAGACTACACAGATTACTGCAGGAAGAGATGGTAACATTAATTCACTAGTAGCTGCAGCCAAAAACTTTGATCAGATTAGAGCTTCATTTAAAGGAGTCTACAAAGACTTGCAAGAAGAACAATCTAGTAAAGTAAGAGGTGGTCAGGGTCTAGCATATGACAGTTAATTATGAGTGAAATTTATCAAGATATCCCAACCTATGACAATGGAACATGGACAACCACAAGCTTTGAATCCAGAGAGGACTTCAGCAACTTCATATTTGGAGTTTTCAAAGAACCCGGTGATTACGGATTCAACAATACAACTAATCAAGTATTTATATCTGAGTCAAGAAAGTTTAGAGATAACGGAGTATATTGCACAGCCCCATTCAAATCTAAAGACTTTATTGCATATTGGGATGACCAAAAAATAAAATGCAGGAAAGGTGTAATTATAAAAGCAGATAATAACACATGGTTTCTTGCAAGAGAATACTACATGTGGTTAAACTTCCTACCAATCTTTGATAAGGAACAACAGAAGTTTGACTTTGCTAAAATTAGGGATGCTCAGTATCACATGGCTCTCTATGAGTTATTGTCTGAGTTAAACTATAAGCATGCTGCTATTCTTAAGAAACGTCAGATTGCATCCTCCTATTACCACATGGGTAAGTTCATAAACCAGCAATGGTTTGAGGCCGGGGTCACACTTAAGATGGGTGCCAGTCTTAAGGATTATATCAATGAGAAAGGATCCTGGAAATTCTTACAGGAATATGCAGCCTTCTTAAATGAGCATACAGCATGGTATAGACCTATGTCACCAGACAAGGTAATGATGTGGCAACAGAAGATTGAGGTAAGAAAAGGAGATAGAAAAACAGAAGTTGGTCTTAAAGGCACCATACAAGGTATGTCATTTGAGAAGGATCCAACAAATGGTGTAGGGGGTCCGGTAAAATACTTCTTCCATGAGGAAGCTGGTATTGCACCAAAGATGGATCAGACATATGAGTACATGCGCCCAGCTATGCGCTCAGGTATGGTAACTACAGGTATGTTCATTGCAGCAGGATCTGTGGGTGACTTGTCTCAGTGTAATCCGTTAAGAGACATGATTCTTAACCCTACATCTAAAGATATTTATGCTGTAGAAACTAATCTTATAGATGCAAAAGGTACTGAAGGTCTGTCAGGATTGTTTATTCCTGAGCAGTGGTCAATGCCTCCATACATTGATGAGTATGGTAATTCACTTGTAGTAGAAGCATTAAAAGCTTTAGATGAACAGTTTGCTAAGTGGAAGAATGAGTTATCTCCGGAAGATTACCAGTTAAGGATATCTCAGCACCCTAGAAACATTGAAGAAGCATTTGCACACAGATCTGTATCTGTATTTCCTCCACACCTTATTGCTGCTCAAAGCAAAAGGATAGAAGAAAAAGAATATGCATATGAGTTTCTAGATATTACCACAGATAGCAACGGAAAACCTGCAGTAACAAAAAGTAATAAGATGCCTATCAAGGAGTTTCCAATTACTAAGAAGACTGAGGATAAAACCGGAGTTCTTGTAGTATGGGAAAGACCTATTGCAGATCCAACCTTTGGACAGTACTATGCATCTATTGACCCCGTGTCAGAAGGTAAGACTACAACATCAGAGTCCTTATGTTCTATCTATGTAATGAAGGCTCCGGTACAAGTTACTAAAGTTACCGGAACAGAGACTGAAACATACATAGAACCAGATAAGATTGTAGCTGCTTGGTGTGGTAGATTTGATGACCTTAACAAAACACACCAGAGACTGGAGCTTATCATAGAATGGTATAATGCCTGGACAGTAATTGAGAACAACATCTCATTGTTTATCCAGTACATGATATCAAGAAAGAAACAAAGATATCTAGTGCCTAAAAGTCAGATCATGTTCTTGAAAGACCTTGGCTCAAATGCTAACGTATTCCAGGAGTATGGTTGGAAAAACACAGGAACACTATTTAAACAACACCTTCTAAATTATGCTATTGAGTATACTAAGGAAGAATTAGATGTTGAAACAAAAACAGATGGTACTATTGTAAGGACTAAGTACGGCATAGAAAGAATCCCAGATCCAATGTTACTTACTGAGATGCGTGAATATGCGGCAGGTGTCAACGTGGATAGACTGGTTGCTTTCTGTGCACTAGTTGCATTCATGAGAATTCAGCAGTCTAACAGGGGTTATGCTAAGAGAACCATTATGGATGATACAGCTAAAAACTTGCAAAAGTCAGAAAATTTGTTTAAATTAAATAGTAGTCCATTCAGGCATATGGGTAAGTCCCACTATAGTAATGGCCAAGGAGTTAAAAGATCTCCTTTTAAAAATTTTAAATAAGAGCTATGCAAGTATATAATGCGCTTCAAACCAAAAAGGGAGCAAAGGTTCAACATAACAGACTGGGTAGTATTACTCAGCCATTACAGTTTTTATCTCAGAAAGATAAAGATGATGAATGGGCAGCATGGAACTTAGACTGGTTAGAATGGAATGGTCTAAAGCAAATCCGCAGGAATGCCAGAAAATTAATGAAAAACTATAAGCTTGCTAAAGGTGTTATAGACAAGACAGATTACATTGTAGAAGAAGATAATGATTACAGAGATATAGTAGAGACTTTAACTAAAGAAGATGAATCAGCACTAGAGTTAAAATTTTACCCCATCATCCCCAATGTAGTCAATGTACTTGTAGCAGAATTTGCAAAAAGATCCACCAAGCTTACTTACCGTGCGGTAGATGAGTACTCTTACAATGAGATGATGGAGCAAAAGAGACAAGCTGTAGAAGAAGTTCTCATGGCTAATGCTCAAATCAAAATTACAGCAGCTTTATTAGAACAAGGTTTAGACCCTGAGTCTGAAGAAGCACAACAACAACTATCACCAGATAACTTAAAGACCTTACCAGAAATTGAATCTTTCTTTAAGAAAGACTACAGATCTATGGCTGAGCAATGGGCAACACACCAACACAAGGTGGATGTTGAAAGATTTGGTATGGATGAGTTAGAGGAAAGAGGTTTCCGTGACATGCTTATTACAGATAGAGAGTTCTGGCATTTTAAAATGATGGAGGATGACTATGAAGTAGAATTATGGAATCCACCTATTACCTTCTATCACAAGTCTCCGGATGCAAGATATATCTCCCAAGGTAACTGGGTAGGTAAAACAGATATGATGACTGTAGCAGATGTAATTGATAAGTATGGTTACATCATGACACAGGAGCAATTAGAAGCTCTTGAGAATGTGTATCCTATCAGATCTGCAGGTTATGCAATTGGTGGTATGCAAAATGATGGTTCATTCTATGATGGTACTAAGTCACATGAGTGGAATACAAACATGCCTTCACTTGCTTACCGTCAGTTTACTACTATGAGAAATGCCGGAACGGTATTGAATAGTGGAGACATTATTGCAAACATCTTATCAGAAGGTGAAGACTACTCAGACCAAGGTACAGCATACTTACTAAGAGTAACTACTGGTTACTGGAAGTCCCAGCGTAAAGTTGGTCACTTGACTAAAGTAGCAGATAATGGAGAAATTATCAATGAGGTAGTTACAGAAGATTACAAAGTAGAAGATAGACCTATCTATGATACTAGATTGTTTAAGAATAAAACAAAAGACAACTTAGTATATGGTGAGCACATTGACTGGATCTGGATCAATG